GGAACAGCTCGGGCGACTTCGCCGCCTCGCCGTCAGAGAGCGACGCGCTGGCCTGTTCGATCATCGGTCGCAGCCTTGCCGCGCGCTGCGGCGTGATGCTCTGACCGACCAGCGCCGTTACGGTCGCCGCCGAAAGCTCGGATTCCGTGGGCTTGCCCATCTTAATGCTGACGGTGCCGTCGCGGTGGTCGGTGATGTCGCCAGCAAGGCTGTACTCGCTGTTGTCGTACTCGTTGACGACCTCTTTGGTCTCGCCCGTGGGCTGGCCCTGCTCGTCCAGCACGTCCTGCGTCTCGCGCTGCACAATGCTCCACGGGGTATTAGACGAAAGCAGCTTCTTGATCTCTTCGTAGGTCTTTGCAAGGTAGATCGTCTGCGAGCTGCGACCATCCCAGTCGGCGTCCTGATATCTGTTGATGACGGTAGCAGGGATTTCCTGACCGTTTACTTTGATAAACTGAGCCATAATGAACTCCTTCCTGATGGTAAGTTTGATAAAATGCGCTGAAATAAAGAGTTTTAGTTTCGATGCCAGCCGCAACCATCATATTCGGATTGAAAATCATGTTACCCGCTTCTGAGGGGTTAAGTGACAATAACATCCTCGGCGGGCATAACAAAATAATACCGGGTTAATGTACCAGCACGGGTCGAAATATCCGATGCCTCTATACTCAGTGATCGTGTGTTCAGGTAGCTAACATCTAATATCGGGACATGGTTTCCACTTACTGCTCCTTTGACGTCCGGGGCCCTCGATGTGTCTTTAGCAATTACGAATTCGCCCGCCGCAGCTTCGTTCGGGAAACCGCAGCCTCGGTTGTCTGTTATTTTATACTTCTGCGCTCCGCCCTGTGCACCGTAAATTTCTTCGTTATAGATCATGTTTCTACCTCACGACAAAAAGTTCAGATTTGTAATGGTCACGTAAATGTCCACCGCAGAAGTCGGTATCTTATTGCACTGGAACGTCAAGCTGTTCGCTGCCTGTTTGATGCACTTGATACCGTAGGTCTTCCAAGCGTTATCATAGCTCGTATCGACGGGGCGGGGGTGGATATCCTGCTTGGTCACATCAGCCAGAACGCCGGTACACGTGACGGTCTGCTGCTTGGTGCTGCTATTCCAGCCAGCCACCGTCAACGTTACCTTGCGTGCGACGGGAGGTGTCGCGTAGTCGCTGCCGCGCGTCGCTGCCACGATGCCGCCCGAGCCGTTGCCCTTGAGGAGAGAGGTGGTGGAGGGGACAGTCGGAACACTGATCGTGACCGCGCCCGTCTTACCGTTGACCGACGTGACCGGCGCACTCTGCAAAGCGCTGTCAGCTTTGTCTAAACTCGTCTGCACGTCGCTTGCAAGGTCGGATTTGGCGACCGTGCTCTTAAAGGCCAGAGTGCCGAGGTCGGCGAACCACTTCGCGATTTTGCCGAACAGCACGGAGAGCTTTTCACCCGTCGCAATGTTCGAGCGGGTAGTCGCCGCCGTGAACGCCGCCGTGACATTACTGCCGTCGCCGGTCTTGTCCAGCTTATTGACGAGCGCCGAGTACACGCCGCCGGACTGTACGGGGTTCGCGCTGCCTTGTGTAGGTGTTGCGTCGGTAGTTACTTTGACGTCCTTGATGGCATTGTCAACGTACTCAAAGATGTCCGTGTGCTTGTTGTTAGGGTCGTAGACGCTTGCAAGCATATCGCCCGTACCCGCGCCCGCCTGACCACGGCAATAGCCCGCGTCATAGCTCGTGCCGTTCGACAGCGTCACGATAAGGTGATAGTCGCTCTGCCGGATGGTAATACCGGTAATTGTGGGAGCATCCGTGCCGGGGCTGCCCTGCGGACCTTGGATGCCCTGTTCACCCTGTGGGCCGGTGTCGCCTGTTGCACCTTTTTCGCCGGTTTCACCCTTGTCACCCTTTTCGAGCACAAGGTTGAGCACCTGATTTGGGGCTTCTCCGGTAATGGTCGCGCTCGCCACCTTGCCGGACGTGACCGAGCCGATGGTCAGCACGTTTGCGGGGCCTGCGGGGCCTTGGGGGCCGGTCGCGCCTGTTGCACCGGTCTCACCTTGTATGCCTTGTTTACCCTGCGGACCGGTCGCACCCGTCGCACCTGTCGCACCGGTGTCGCCCTTGCTGCCCTGCGGGATGCCAAGCGCCAGCGTACCAGTCGACTTATCGTAGGTCGCCGTTGCCAAACTTCCTGCGGGCAGTGTTGTCACCGTGACCGATACAACGCTCAGCGTGACGAAGTCCAGCAGCGTTGCGCCTTTGAGCTTTTTCGCTGTGCCGCCCTGCTGCAAAACAAAAAGATCTTCGTTGGTGATTTGTGTTGCTTGAGTGAGGTCGGAAATTGCTTTATCAGCCATCTGTTACCTCGCTTTCCGTCTCGGCAGCTTTCGCGGGCGGCTCTGCGGGTACGTGCGCCGCCTGCTGGTCGAGCCGCTCGAGGATCGCATATGCCTGCCGCAGCTCTCCCTTGACCTTTGCCATCTTCTCCGCGTCGTTCGCGGAGATCATCACCAAAGACAGCGTATTAAATGCGCTGTCAAGGATCTGCATTGCCTGCTTTTTCATAGTTCCTCCTTATCCCGACTCCCACCAAGAGTCGGTGTAGATTTCTGCGTTGTAGGGTCTCCACATGTCCGTGTAGATGTACGGCGTATACGCTCGCCACATATCCGTGTAGATGTACACCGCGCCGCCCGTAGTGCCGCCCTCTGTGGTAAACGATCCGCTGTCGGAATAGCTGGTCTCCACCCATTGATTGAGGTTGGTGTCCCAATAGCAGAGCACTGCCTCCCAATCGTAGGTTTTGCCGGGGGTAAGTCCGTCGAACGAATCCGTAAACGTGTTGTTCGCGCCGGAATCCTCGTTCGAGGTCAAGTAATACCCGTAGCCCAGAATGCCGGTCACGTAGATCGCACGCGCTCGATTATGGTAGCTGTCTCCGTAAAACGTGCCGTTGAGGACAGCTGTCGTTGACCCCGTCGCCGTAACGCTAACACTAAAACTTGCCATGCGTCACCTCACTGACGAAGGAAAAACAGTTTCCCCCAGTTACCGGCCGGTAAGATATTTCCGTACATCTGGCTACCGATATACAGCTCGCCGCCGCCGAGCGACACAATGTTGTTGGACAGCGTGATAAATCCACCGTAGGCGCCGCTGGCTTTTAGGTATACATTGGTCGCCGATTCCAGCTTGATACCGCCATAGAGGGTTTTGATGCCGACACCGTAGTCAACGTTCGTCTCCACAAGCGAAATTTCGCCCACTTTGGTATTGCTGTTTGCCAGGAGTTGCACCGTCTGGCCTCGTAACTTTTGCGCTGTGATAGAGGTCCCGTCGATGTACGTTGCGATCGCACTATTGACCTCGTTTGCGTTCAGGCCCGCGTTGTTGTCGACGTAGGTCTTCGTAGCATAATTCGAGCCGTCCTTGAGATCGCCGACGCGGATGCTGCCGGTCTGGATTTGGTCGGCTGTCAGCGTACCCTTGATATTCGCCGCATCGACGTACAGATTATCCGTCTTGATGCTGCTGCCGTTGATCTTGGTCGTGCCGCTCGCGTCCGTCACCGTCAGGCCGTCCAGCGTGGTTTTGACCTCAGTGTACTTGCCGTCGATGCCCTCGACCTTGAGCATGATCTCCTCGCTGGTCTTGGTGATCGTTGTTCGTGTCTCGGCAATCTTACGGTTGAATTCCTGTGTGATGTACCCCTCAGCCGGATATTCGTCTTCCATCTCCGCTTCTCCGGGGGAAGAAATGCCCGCATATCCGCGGCCATCATCAGAGAGTTTAGACAGCGGCGAATAAATGCCACCAACCGTCACGCCGTCGCCCAGCTCTGCCGCTGGATCGATGTTTGCTGCGCCTGCTTCGTACGCCTGATACTGGTAGCCTTTCATGGTTTGCAGTAAAGCATTTACCATTGGCTGCGTGGCGTGAGGGCAACTTGCAATGACCTCCATTCCGGTATCGTCGCCCGCCGTCAGGCTATTTTCGTCGTCCACAAGCAACGTCACACGGGAAATAGGCTTATACTTGCCATTGTCGGAAAAGCTTGTAATGTCGCCGCCGACGTAATATTTATCAGACAAGAATCCTCACCCCTCCAAACGTAATAGCGCTGCCCGCTTCTGTAATGAGATAGTTTGTCTCGGTAGGCATAGACAACAACGGAATAAGCAATAGTTTCCCTGCATCGGTAATAATCCAGTTCCCACCGTGCGCCGCAGCGATAAAGCATAGCTCGTTGCGGATGGTGTAATCATTTGCGGGATAGTCGATGGTATACGAGCTGTTGAGCACTGTGCGGCTGTCCAGTTCCACGCCCATCAACTGGCAAAAGATGTTTACAGCGTCAGGCATAGTCATCGGAAAGTTAAGCGACTGGTCTGGCTCCCACACAACGTCAGCCTTTCTCATAGCGTCGTATGCTTCAAGTTCCCAATAATCCCCATCGCAGGACCGGCGGTTGGTAAAAAACACGCCTTTGGGGATCCAGTCTGTCGCCTGACTTCCATTAACAAGCCTGAGATAACGCTTGATCGTCGCGGCTCGCGGTATGTTGTCCGCATACAGTGCCAGTTTTAATGTTGCGCAGCAGGCGTTTCCGATGCCGAATTCTTCAAACAACTGAGATTCGGCAGAGTGCGACACTTCCGCATCTTTGCCGTATTCCGTGCCCGCAACGTCGAATTTGTACTCTCGTTCTGTGCCGGGCTTGTGGAGCAGCTCGCGCCACAGCGCACTTGTTGTCTGGCCCATATCACACCTCGGTCAAGTTAAACGTCGCGCCACCCCACACCTCATTGTCGTCCGCCGCTTCTTCAAGCGTGCATTCCATCGACGAGCAGTAAAACGTGCTTGTTCTGACGCCATGCAGGTCAAGATACTTGACCGTGCACGTTGGCTTATTGAGATCGTCATCGAGTTTTGCCAGCACATCACGCTTGACGGAGCGCGTTGTATACCTTAGTTTCCGCTTGGTGGTGATCTTGTCTCGCCGCATCGTGCCGTTTTTGGTGCGGGTGGTTTTATCGCTGTCGAGATCGTTTCTGCTCCACCCGTACCCTTTCGTTGCGATTACGGACGAGTAATCCGTGCCGTTGATAATAAGGACTTCCATGTTTGCCCCTCCTTAGTACAGCAGCACGGGCTTACCCGCCGCGCGCGTCATGTTGTTGATATTCTTCACGGTGCTGCGTGCGATCTCCTTGCCGTCGAGCTGCAATACCACCGTAGTTGTACCGCCGCCCGATTCTGCCATTGCCTGCTTAAATGCGTCAACCATCGTTGCAAGTGGCGTTTCGATGTTCGTTCCGCTTTTCTGGTCGCCCAGCACGGCAAGAAATTCTTTGTTCGGGGGAATAACCGCACCGGTCGCCAAACGCGGCAAACGAACCTCAGAGAGCGAAGAAATATGCCCGCCGATGCTTTTGCCGCCGACACCGGGAACCCAACTCGGAACAGTAAACTTGATCGTATTGATTTTACTAATCAGCCAGTTCAAGCCTTTAATGACGGCATTGATGGCGCTCTCGGCAATAATAACGATGCTGTTCCAGATGCCAGAGAAAACTTTTTTGACACCTTCCCACGCAGATTTCCAGTTGCCCGTGAACACGCCCTTGATAAATTGGATAATTCCACCGAGGATATTATCTTTCAAGTTTCTGGCAAACTCTGTCAAATTACCCGTAAGCGCAAGCGCCGCCGTAACTACAGATGCGATGCCAGCAATAACAAGAGGGATAACGCTGCCGGTCAGAAAAAAGAACCCCAGCCCCGTTGCCACAATGCCAGCAATCAATAACAGCGTATTTTGAAGATTTGCACCGTTATCACAAATGTCCTTAAACGCTGTGATAATCATTGCTGCGCCAGCCACTACAAGGCCGATGCCCGCACCGACTTTGCCGAATGCGATTGCAAGCCCCCCTGCAAGCGCCGCTGTGCCTGCAAGCATTTCAAGCAGATTCCCCCAGTTAACGCCGTTATTCCATGCGTCGGATAAGCCGTCCCACAGAAGAATCAACCCGCCAACTGCAATGAGGATGCCGCCGAGCTTTTGCAGAATAGTGCCAAGCACCCCCGGCAAACTGCTGCTGATTTTCCACAGCGCTAAGCCTGCCGCAATGAGCATGACTGCATCAGCGATTTTCTTTAAGCGGTCGCTGATGTCGTCCATGTAGCTAAAGTCCGGAGTGATTGCGTCAGCAGATGCACCGCCGCCCGTATCGTTTGCGGTATCGGTGGAAATCTGGTTGATCTCATCAAACGCCGCAAGCTGACTTGCCGCTTTTTTCGCGGCACTTCCCGTTCCCTTTAATGCGCTGGTCTCTTTGTTTAGCGCCTTTGCCGAGTTAGCAGTTGCCTTGACGCTTTTGCCGGAGATAAGCGCCACAAGACGCGTGATCTGTGAGACTACTGCTGTGATAACTTTTACAAGCAGTGTAAAGGCGGGGACAATTACACTTACAAGAGGCTGTGCCAGCGTCAAAAGCGCTCCTTTAAGCTGCGCAATGGATTCTCTTGCATCGGAGTTTACCATTACGACATTTTTTACCCAGTCGCGCACTTTTGTTAACGCTTGGGTAATAACTGTAAAAACAAGTGCACTGCGGACAACAGATTTTAAGCGCTGTCCAAATACTTTCATGGAATCTGCCGCCGCTTCGGTTGCATTGCGCAGCCCTGCGCCTTTGGCTCTGCCCTCGATCTGCTGTGTTAGCTCGACTGCCTGCGTTTTCGCGTCGGAAATCTTATCACCGGTTTTGTTGAGCTTTTCGTTGAGCTTATCAATGCTATTTGCAGTTTTGTTAAATTCGCTTTGCAGCATTCGCACGCGCTCGGCCTGCTCGGACACGTCGATTTTCTCATACGTGCCTTTTGGCGCTGTGCGCATATCGGCAAGCACCTGTTTTGCCGCATCCAGCTCTGCACCGATGTTGCGCAACCGGTCTTCCATCGGCGTTTTCTGGTCGCCTAGCCGGTTGAATTCCTTTTGTAAGGATTCGATATTGCTTTTAACTTTGTTCAACTCCTGATGGAGTTTTTTGTCGCTAATAGTCGCTTCAAATACGACTTCGCCGTCAGCCATAATGTCACCTTCTTGCTTTTTGGTTTTTTGCGTGATATCATCCAAGAAGCCATAAATAATGGCAAGGAGGAATGAAAAATGGATAAGATGACTACTTGCAAGGTATGCGGGGCATCTATCGCAAAATCCGCTACCACTTGCCCGCAGTGTGGAGCCAAGCAGAAAAAGCGCCACCCAGTATTGGGGATTATCATTGCTATTTTCGGCATTTGCATGATTGCCGCCGCATTAAACGGCATGGGCGATGATTCTGGCGCGGAGAAACAAACATTTAGCGTTGGAGAAACCGCCGAGCTAAACGGAATCAGTGTAAAGTTTGATTCTTACACCGAAAGCAATGGATCGCAGTTCAACACCCCTGATGATGGCAATGTGTTTTTGCTTTGCGAATTCTCCATTGATAACCAGTCGGATAAAGATATTGCCGTTAGCTCTATCGCATCGTTCAACGCCTATGTTGATGACTACTCGACAAACCTGAGCATTTCGGCCACCATCGCAACCGATAAAACCCAGTTAGACGGAGCCGTTGCTGCCGGTAAGAAAATGATCGGCGTTGTCGGATACGAAGTCCCCAAAGACTGGAAAGAAATTGAAATTCGCTTTACTCCTGACTTTTGGTCTGGAAACGAAATCACATTCATTGCAAACAAGTAACCACCTTCGCCCGATGCTATTTTGCGTCGGGCGTTTTTTTGCCCAACCACGCATTGATCGTGTCGTTTTCTTCTTCCGTCATCGGCTTTTTCAGATCAACGAGCCGTCTGTTTTCGCGGTAAAATTCTCGATCCGACTTGTCGAGCGTTTTCCCCTTTGCTTTCAAGCTACGAATCCGCACGATGTTTGCAAACAGGCAATCCCCGATTTCGTAGTACGCAGATACAAATGACCACCAGTGAAAATAAGGCATTGCGCGCACTTCCTGCCCCACAACGCGGTTGATAGGAGCCACAATGTATTGGAAGTCTTGTTCCCAATCCATCAGTTTAGGGCGCTTCCTGTTGTCGCCGTCGTCGCCGCAGTCGAGAAACCACGTCATTTGCTTTACAGCATCTGGAATATGCTTGTCCGGCATTTGTAAAAAATCAGGATAGAAAATATCCAGTGCGGCCAGAACCTTTTGACCGTTGTCCAGATCGACCGCAGCAAACACCGAAAGCGCGTCCAGTGCTGCGCGATAGTCTGAGCGGATAGCATACTCAACGCCGCAAATGGTCAGCGATGTCGGAAGTTCGTACATCATTTTTTGTACTTCTGCGTATACTTGCGGATTTTTTCGTCTGCAAGTGCCTGCTCCCGCTTGGTCGCTTCGTCAAACTGGTCAATAATGGCATTCATAAAGTTCTGCCATACCGGGGCGCCGTTTGCTGCGGAATAAGCGTTCACCGACCCGAAAAGCGTATCCGCGATATCCTGCCCGAACAGATCATTGATGATATCGCGCATCTCCCTGTCGATGGAATCCACCATGTCAAAGAGTTCGTCGCCAGGCTCGGTTGTATCGAGCTTTGCCGCTCTCTCTTCCTGCTTCTTGCGCAGATCGTTGAATACGCGGTACGCTTTCTTTGCGAAATTTACGTCCGCAGGGTTGAAATACACGGTCACAACACCGTTTACACCTCGAATGGTGTATTCCTTTACGCCGGAATCAAAGCTGAGTTCCATACTTACCTCCGAAATGAGGGCTGACAAACGCCAGCCCTCTTTGATTTAGTCCTCTGTAAACGTAACAGTGCCGCCGGAAATGGCCGCAGTGCCCGTCTTGCGCGTGCCGCCAAGCGTCACGTCGATAGGCATACCGATAAAGCCGCCGCCCTCGCCGCCAAGGGAAGAGGGCTTAACCATGCAGGACGAATAGCGCTCCGCAAAGACTGCCGTATTCGCCGTGCCTGCATAAGCGTGGACAATCAGCACGTCCTGATTGGCCAGCGCCGCCGCGTTCTGCTCCTTGACCGCGAGATTCCAAATCTTGACGATGGCAGGATCCCCAGCGTCCAGATCGGACGGGTCAAAGGTCTGCGTGATGATGGGTTTCTTCATGGTCGTGCGCGTCGTGCCAAGAATATCCTTCGAGGAATCCTCCTGCCAGTCGTATTCCATGCTGGAATCCGTGACGCGCGTACCGAAGGGAGACCATGTGGGAGTTCCGGTTTCGCCCGTGTTAAGACACGCGATCAGAAGTTCACGGTCTACGGTCTGCCCCGCCGGAGTGTTAAATGTCGTATCAGCCATTTTTAATCACCTCGTAGTTCATTTTCATAAGGATTTGGTGATCCTCGTCGCCATTCTCATAAACGGCAAAAAGAGAGGATCGCGTTGTAGGCTCAATGCGAATAACGCGGCGGCCGTCGCCAATGTCAGGCGGCGTTTCGCTTGCCGCCCAATCGCCCAAGGCGTTAAGCAACTCGTCAGCTTTGAGCCGTTTGTCGTTGCTATTTCCCGGCTTCATGCGGTAGATAACCTTAAATTGGTATTCCGCCTGATATCCTCCGAGGATGTATTTCTGTACGATGTACGCCGCCTGAATTGTAGACAGCGCCATCGCCGGAGTATCGGCGGGAAGAAATTCGAACCGAATCAAATCAACCGGCTTATCGGGGAACGTGTTTAACCACGCAAGCAGCTTGCGGGAGACCTGATCTTCCTCCGCCGCCGAAACCGTCTTTTTAACCTGTTCCAAATTTCTTCACCGCCTTATCTGCTACGCGCACCCACTTATCAAGGTTTTGCGCCTTAGATGCTTCAAACCAATGTGCTTGTGCTTGCGGATGCATCGCCTTGTTGAATACTAAGTTTCGGTCTGTGACCACTTTCGTTCCGCCCTTCGGCGCGTATGTGCTGCCGGTGTTTGGGTCAACCATTACTTTTCCGTAATACAGAAAACGGGCATACGGACCGGGATAAACGATGACACTTCCGCCGGATGGTCCATAATCGCCAGCGGTATATCCCTCAATTCGCGTCCTGTTTGCCAAACTACCGGTTAACGCGGGAACAAACGGGTCTGTATCTGCCCGTATTTGTTGAGCAAGAATGTGTTCAGCCTTGCTGCAACCTTGCGCCAGCTTTTCCCTGAGCGCGTCCATGCCCTCGGTATGCACCGTGAATTTCAGCGCCATATCAGGCCCCTCCGCACTCGAAATGCTGCATATCGGTGCTACCGTAGTCCATTGCATCAACCTTCGTCACGTTGTAGCAATCGTCATGGCTCAGAACGACGGTCATGTTGTCCGACACGAATTCGCCCTTTACAAAGCACGTCATGCCACCGTTGCCCTTGTATGAGAGCGTCCATAGGTTAGACTTGTCCGCCGCTTTGAAAAACGATTGCGGGCCGATGTAGTTTTTCGGTTTACCTGTTACCCCGTCCACTGCTTCCACGGCGAACGGGATATACAGATTCACAGCGTCCGCGCCCTCAAGCCCGCTTTCGCGCACGTTCACGCCCTTCGACGCTTGAAGCATCACGCCGCGCAAGATGGTGATATATATCTTTTCAACCTCGTCAAGCGTTGCTGGGTCGATCTCCTGCACGATGTTGTAAATCGTTACAGTGTGGGGGAACATGGACATGGCCCATACCCCCTCGCTTTTAGAAGTCCATACGGTGCAAGATACATCACGACCGCTTCGCGCTTTCTACTCTCGATAAGCTGCACATCCGTCGCAGACACATTTTTACTGTCAAAGCTGCGCGTCCACGCGCCTACCGTTTCGCTCGATACGGCGCGCTCAGTGTCCGTCGAGACCGCATTGAGTTTGTTGCTGTCTTGAATGATCTCAGCCAAAGCACACACAGCGTTTTTGACCGCATCCGCCGCATCGCCAAACGCATTCTTGGCTCGGCCCATCGTAACGTAATCTACATAAGCGGATGCTTTTACTGCAAGAGCCGGAAAGATATCTTCGGTCAGAGACCCCCCCATGTAAACCGTTGCATAATAAATATAATCAGCGTACGCCATGCGCAGCCTCCTTTTCTGGGCCCTCCCCCCACCGTCACGGCAAACCGTTCAGGCAGGGGAGGAGGTAACAGTTTACTTGCTCGTGTCAGACGCGATAAACAGGCCGTTCGGGTTGGGAACAACCGGGATGAACAGGCCGCTTGCCTTCGTCCAAACCGCAACGGGGTCAGGCGTAGCCCACTGGGTAACGGTAATGTACTGGTTGGCGCTCTTTTCGTTGTACTGGCCGTAATCAGCCTCTTCGGGAGTGACGCCCCACAGGCCTGCGCCAAACGAAGTGGCGGTGCCGTTGGAGAGGAATGCGATCTTGTCATCGGGGAAGAAGCGCTTGGTGGTCTCTTTACCGCTCGAAGTCTGCGTCTTATAGCGCAGATCGTTCGTGGTAATAGTGCCAAAGCCGAACATGGACATAAACAGCGCACTGATGCGGTCGGTCGGAACATACGTACCGACGCCAACGCTGCCGTAGATCATCGTCTGGATGCCCTTGTTGGACGACAGCTTGCGCAGGATCTTGTTGGAAAGCACAACCTCGGTAAGAGTGTTGCCGCTGTCCGCTGCATCATCGACGATCGCGCGAAGCTGACCGATGATATCCGCATCAGTGCTCAGATCGAGCTTGTAGCCGATATTGCTGGCGGGAACGCCGTAGTTGACCGTCATGTTAAGGTTGTTTTCCTTAATGGTCATCTTGCCGGTGGCGAGGACTTCCATCTTAGCGACCTCGGTGCGAACCTTGACCGCATCGGCCATCAGACGCATATCGTCAAAGACATAGCGCACAACGGCGTCATCGGCGTACACGCCGTTTTCGGTCAGCAGGCGGACGCGCTCGGTCTGGTTGATCTTGCGCTTGATGAGCAGCTTTTCAACTTCGGTCTTGTCGAACACAGGGCGAGAGCCAATCTCAGCCTCAGTATCGAAAGCGTGGACAGTTGCCATCACAGGGATGGTCGCGCCCGCAGCAAGGCGGAGATACTCAGCCTTGATGTTCTCGGTCTTCTGGTCGGGGAAAATGCGGTCGCCGATGTAGGCAGGACGCGCAACAGAAAGGTTCTGCGAAAATTCCAGACGCTCAGCGTCAGAAATAAGATTCAGAATATCAGCCATAGATTTTTACCTCCTTACTTAGCCGTTTGCAGTCCAGACGGGATACAGGGTCACGTCACCGGTCATTTCGACCTCAGAGACCGCCGCGCCGCCCTTGCTGGTGCTCCAACCGGTCTGGGTGTTGTTGCTCTTGGTCAGCGGATAGCTGGTGGACACCTTTGCAACAGAGCCATCAAAATAGCTGTTGGAATCCACAGGGACATCGCCGGTGCCGTCGTTCTTGTCGTAAGTTACGGTATAACCGCGAGTAACGGCGGGAGCGTCAACAAAGATAATGCCCTTCCCGGTAAGCGCGGTCTTTGCTGCCGAAGCAATATTCAGGCCATCAGCAAGAACGCGCCCAGCCACGAGGACAGAACCGGGCATATTGCCATTGGTCACGTCGACCGCTTCAAAAATGATGCCCTCTGCCTTACCGTCATTGGACGGAAAAACAGTGCCGGGGGCAACCGTCTTATAGATGCCATCCTGCACGCCAAGCGTCGCAGGGATCTCATGGGTCTTCAGCACAAGGCCGACTTCGCTTTCAAGGAAGTTCGGACGCGCTGCGCCGGAAATGTTAGTCACAAAAGACATACGTTAAATTCACTCCTTCGTTGTAGTCTGCGCATACTGCGCATTAAACTGTTTTGCAAACATTGCGCCTTTGCCTTCGCTTGCAGGCGCGCCGCCGGTACCGACGGGCTTTGCAAAGCTCGGCGTGGGCTTGCTGGCCCGAAACGCGGACGGATCAGCTTCAGTCTGCGCCTTATGCCATTCATCAAAGCCATCAAGCACACCGTCTTTAAGCTCGAGGTGCTTTTCTTTGAGGTCGGCAAAATAGGCCTTTTCCGCAGCTTTTGAGGAAAACTTGATGCCCTTATCTGCAACAGCTTTTTTCATTGCATCGGCATAATCCCGGTCGGAAATCTGCGCTTTATAGTCGACAGTATCCTTGTCGTACTTTTCCTGCAATTCTGAAAGCTGCTTCTTGAGGGTCTCCACCGTTTCGCCGGTTCCTTTTTCCTCGTACTTCTTGTTTTTTTCTACTTCCGCGTCCAGTTTGGCTTGGACAGTTGAAAGCGCCTTTGTGATTCGCCTGTCAAACTCCGCCTTATAGATGGGGTCAGCCAGTATTTCATCAAAAGTCATGATTTCGTCTGCCATTTTTATTCTCCTTTTATTTCCACAGCGTCATTCCCCGCTGCGTATTACAAAAAAGAGCCAAACAACACGCTTTCGCGTAATGTTTGGCTCAAATTGCCACTTCTTTTGCCTCGATTGGCAAACGGATATATTTAATTACAGTCGCTTTCTGTTTTTAATGCTTCCCTTTTTTGCCGCGTCGTATTGTTCTTCTGTCCATCCGTACGCCTTACAAAACAAGGGCTTCCCCTTTTCCATCGCAGCATTGTAGTCTTTAACAGAATAGGACTTTGCGCTAACAAGTTTAATGGACGCGGGATCAAGCAGCGGCTCTCCATCGCTACCCACTCCGGAAACCTTACCGGTTACTCGATATTGATACTTGAACGGGTACTTAGGGCTTTCCCAAACGGATACACCATCTTCTTTTTCCCCCGTCATGTGGTTGGTGGACACGCGCATAGTCCCATTCTTGAGATATTCAATCTCTTTAGGGTTATCGGTTCCTCGGTAAAACTGCCCGTCCTTTTGATAGCCAGCAAGTCTAAGTGTCTCCGCTTCAATAATGCCGCTTATCTTGTAATATGTATCATTATTAAAATCGTGGTCTCTTAAGACAATTCGGCCATCAGATAAAATTGCGTTTACATTTTCGTCGCCGACATATTTCCCATTTAGAAATCCAGATACTTTAGGCGCTTTGTACACTTCAAATTCTCCACTTTCATTTTTTGGGATTTGAAGCGTTTCACCGGTTTTTTCGCCAGTAAGTTTGTACTGGTCATCTTTTAATGCCTCGTAGCTTGTTCCGGTCGCCTTCCCCCAAACTCTGCGTTCGACCCCGTATTCGGCACTTGCTTCGGTATCGACGGTCTGCTTTTTGGAGGCCGCCGTTGATTTCTTTTTGAGATCTCCAAATTTCCCGCTCTCGCGCATTGCATCCGTCAGACTTTGTCCGTCTTTAATAAACACGCGGCGACCGCCAATCGTGCGCCAAACTCCACCTTCGTCTGCCATACCAAGCCAACGCTCCTTGTCGAAAAATAAAAAAGAGCCAACCGACTACAAACATAGTCAGTTGGCTCTTCGTGCCACTTCCACGTGCTCGATTGCACTATGGGTGCTTATTTATTTGCGATTATTTTACCACATCACCGTGCGAAAGGGAAGAAGAATATTACTTTTTTAGCTCTTTTGCTTCGATAATTTGCGCTTTTATGCTTCCGTCTTTCATTTGCTTTAGCTGCACGCGCGCCCCAGATTCAAGCGCCCGTTCAATGGCAAATTTGAGTTTTTCATCGATCATATAGCACTTTCGTCCTTTCCCATTGCAGCGGCAATTTGGCCGCTTCGCTGAAAGCATTATATTTAGAGTTTAGCCGCGTCAGCTTTATTTTTGCGGCGCGATACTCGTCCGTCTGCTCACTTGCTTTATACGCCGTTACAAACCTCTTCTGCTTGATGATTTGGCGCTCTACACGCCGCTGCATCTGCGTTGCCTCGTATGCGGTATAAGTCTTCCCATCAAAGGTACAGCCAAGCCCATCGTCGATATGTTCAAGCTGCTCATCTGTATATGTGCGTTCGCTTACGCCCTCAACCCAAACGTTACGGCGGTGGCGGCAGTTAGCCCCCTCAAGTCCATCAACGGCCCCAAGCCCGCACACATCGTAAATGCTGGGGTAAATGTCATTGCTACGAGTGGAATATACGAGGCCTTGCCATGCTTTGTGAGATGACCACGGTGATTTGCCCGGAATATCGCGTGCGCCCGCATGGGCAGAAACCTCAAAATATGGCGTCTCAAGATATTCTGCCGATTGCTCCGTATATTTAGCGCAAATTTGATTTACGCCAGTCATCACTGCTCTGCGCGCCGCCACATCAATTTGATCTCGATGCCCGCTCTCATAGTCAACTACCTTCAATCCGCTGTCTGCAAGCTGCTTTACTGCCGTTTTGATAGCCTGATTGTAGCTGATCGCGCCGCTCTGAATCTGCATTTCTGCATTATCCAAAGCCCACTGATAAGCACGAGCAGGCTTTAACATCGTGTTGCCTACAAGGAAACCCATAGAAGCCGTTAAATTGCGGAATGTATCATGGGCCTGCCGCTTAATTGCATCCACTGTAGCCGCGTCTACAAGCGTTTTTGGCTGCGTTACATGTGCAAGGTCGATGACTTCGGTGTAATACTTCTGATTGCGCTCTACAACGTCATTAAGCAAACTATTTAGCTTTTGTTTGCTAATCCCTGCTGTTTTGCTAATCGCTTCTTCAATGCTTTTAAGGTCAATGCCGTGCATTCTCAGCGCTTGAATATCCTGCACCGTAACTTCATTGAGCTGATCTGCGAAGCCCAATCGGCTGCATATCTCGTCAAGCAGCGTGATTTCAAGCGCCCGGAACAGTTCTGCAAGTTCTTCCGGCAGCGCGTCAAGGACTTCCGGATGAAACGGATATTTCATTTGCTTCCCTCCGTTTCACAATATCGTCGTAATGTGGCTTTACCCGTATCACGTTCCAGTCGCATTCTTCCGGCACTCTGCCGTAAAAGATCACCCATTCCGGCGACAGCCGTTTCATCATTTCTTCGTATCCGCGCAGAAACAGGCGTTTGCTTTCCTTGTTTTGCTGTGTGCCTACCGAGGAAACCGCCACAACGCCGCCCTCCGGCTCGCCGTCAAAGCACCAATCATAGCTGCTTTCGTCGCTCCATGAGATAGTCGGATACACCGTGACCCCGTGTAGCTGCCAATATGCCGCCAGCCAGTGCTTGCGATAATGGTTATAGATCTGCATTGCAAGCGGCATATCTGTGTATGTGGAAAAATCCGGCGCGCATACCGCCGCAAACTGCGACAGTTTCGGAATGTACTTGACCGGCGTGTTCCAGTGCCTTACAAATTGATAATCGTCAATAAAGAAATGCACGATTTTATCTTCTGGGTTCTTTGCCGAAAGAAGATAGTTCCCCGGAACAAATTCCCCTTGTGGATACGCTTTGACCGGTTCGATCTGCGGAATATCGTACTTGCCCACGCCGGGGAATGTGAACTTGTCGAGATTTTCAAAGTTAATCATACCGGACGCCATGTACCGCTGCGCTTGTTAGCTCTGCGGTATTTCTTGCCGTTTACCGTAACTTCCAACGCGCCGGACTTTTGCGCTGTTACAAAGGCATTGGAAAACGCCTTGTTTTCTGCTGCTTTGCGGTTTTTACTGGACTGGTCACGCAATTTCCGCATGTAGCTATCCATTTCACCGCGCGCTCTTGCCGCTCTGTCTGCTGCGCTTCCTGTTTTCTGCGCCGTTGTCAGGCGCGCAGGCCCGCTTGCATAAGGATTGACTGCTCCTGCCGCCGTTTTGAGCGCCGTTGTTGCGAGAGTTGCCATCTGCCTTACTGCGTTCTTCTTTTCAGCGTCCGACAGCTCAAGCCCATTGATTTCAGCAGCGTTGCGCTCAAATGTGCGTCTGATAATATCGCCCATATCAGTGACAGACGCGGCGTTTGCTCGGTTAATATCCTGCTGTGACAAAAACCGAGCAAGGCTCATACCGCGCCCACGCCCAGATTCTCCGGCTCCAATGCCGCCACCAGCTCCACCTCTGCCGCCCATTACTCTACCTCCTGTTGCTGTTCAGTTACCATGTCCTGCGCCGTTGGTAGCGCAGCTTTCGCAGTATCTTCATCTTCGTTAAAGTATTTCGCTCGAAGTTCCCACGGGTTCATCACTCCGGCGCTTGTGAGTTGCAAATCTCGGGAAAATTCCTTGTCTTTGGTCTCCTGATCGTCAAGGATGCTGTCACCCCAATCGTAAGTGGCCTCATAATCTCCAGCAGGTGCCAACCCGTACAACGAAGCATACACGTCCATTGCGTAAATCAGGGAATCGAATGTATGTGCAAGCGCCGCCTGGATACTGCTAACCAGCACATACTTACGCTGCTTGCTGCTTCGAATCTCAGTCGCGGTTTTTTCAATCGTTTGCGGGTCGGAAATATCTCCATAAGAAAGGCCAATATTAAATTCAACACGCCGAAGAGTATTCTGAAACCCGCGATAAATCGCATCATCCCTAATCTGCGGCTCGATGTGCTGGAAAAAATCTCCATTCGGAGAGAACGGGCCGATTTCAAACAGGCGCTTGTTGAACATATCCGCCGTGCTGGATGTTCCGTCCATCAACACCTTACGCTCGCTCGACTTATATTCCCAGCGCAGACGCTCCCACTGCTCATCCGCTTGCTTGATAAGCTCGACCGTCGCCGCATCGCCATAAATGGACATACCGCACATGCTGTTACTATCTGCAGTGTTGGCAATAGGCGGCTTAAAATAAGCAAACAATGGTCCGTCTACATTCTCGATGGCCACTTCCGGTTCAATATCCGCCCACTCCGGAATAGTTGTGAGTTGCGCGTCAGCGCCAACGGATCCAGCGGAATCACTGTAATATGCCTTGTTTTTGATGGTATAGGTCGTACCGTTTAACTCGTGTGATTCGAGCCTTACATAGTACGTTCCGTTTACTTTAACCGGCTTATCCTTAAAAACGCCGCCAATGCAGCGACCGGACGGGTCAAACTTTGTCGGCTGAAAGCCCGCAGCGCCGGTAACATCCACAAGCATATTGTCACCGTAAATATACGGCTTCAACGCCACACCACCAAGCGCAAGGCCGAGTTCTAATGCCCGATTAAAGTTTTCTTTTGCTGTCTGAAAATTTTCGTTCAGGTAATCTGCGCGCTTGCTGCCGGTGATGTTTGCTGTAAATTCAACCAGCGTCGGCCTTGCCACTTCTCGGCAAATCGCAGCGGGCAGGCCTACCGCTTTCACATCACAGTTTTGCCACGGTGGGGTATTGACCATCATCGCATACCACAAACCGATATGCTGTTCCATCGTAAGGCTTACGGCGGGAGATGCGCCAAATTCTCGCTCGGCGACCGCCTGCGGAAAGAAAAATCGTTTTACTGTATTTACAATGCCATTCACTAAGCCCATATTTTTATCTCCTCAACTTTACGGAGCTGCTTGCATACATAGGATTTTCAACTGCAATTTCTCGGCGCAGAACCGTCATAACAAAATACCTAACAGCGTCGAGGACGTGATCATTCTCTTTAATGACTTTATCTTCTGCCGCGTCCTTATCCCAGCTATAAAGCCCAAACTCATCAAAAGCGTGCGTGCAGCTTTCATGAAATTTGATTCGCCCCGATTTGATACACGCAGCCGTTAAACGGATCCCATCAAGAACATCGTTATTTGCTTTCCAAACAGCAAACTTCCCATGTCTACGGATGCACTCCGAAAATGACGCGGCGCTGGGGTCAATGACGATTCGCTCAACATTATATCCGTCTGCAAACCGTTCCAAATCTTGATAATATTCCTCGTCTGTCTTCTGCCGATTGGTGGCTCGCCCGCTGTGATAGTATTCTTTCTCCATTACAGCGCGGCCTTTATCCATGCGCCACAAACAAAAGACGGTAGGATTTTGCGTGCCGTAGTCGCAGGAAATATAATACTTTCCCGCGCCGCCCGTTTCGTTCGTGACGTTTACTTCTTTGGCGAACATCGGATATACCAGCCCCTCGGCCACTACCCACAGGCCGCGAATGTATCGGTCGTAGAACACGCCGGAAAACATTGCCTGATAGCGTTCCAGCGTCTTTTGAGACAAGCCGGGGTTGTCCGTCATTTCAAAATGCAGATACAGCGCGTTCCGCTCCTTGTTCCGCTGTATCCACTCTGTATAAAACCAGTGCTGCGGACTTCCCGGGTTGCAGGAAAACCACAGCTTTGCCCCGTCTACCGAACAGCGAGTCAATGCCTGTTCCACAAACGAGCGCGGCATCAGCACTACTTCGTCCAGCAGCACCCCCGCCAGCGTGCGGCCTTGTATCAGCGTATAGCTGGCCTCGTCCTTGCCGCCGAACACTTCAAAGTAATTTGTCACGGCCCCGCGCCGCACTTCCATCACCTTGTCACCGCGCCGCCAACGAATGATATAGCGCTCCTTCGCAAGGCTCATCGCTGTAAACGGCACGATGATGTTCTTGGTGCAGCTATCCACCGTGCGGCCACACACACCAAATCGTTGACCGCTAAAATTCTCCATTGCCCATCGGACAAACGCCCACATCATGATGGAGGTCTTGCCGGAACGCACGGCACCGTCGCAGATCAGCGCGTCATACTTGGAATAGGGGAAAGCAAGGATTTTTGCTTGCTTTGGGCTAATCATCGCTCTCAAGCTCCTTTGCCATTTCCTTTAGGCTCTGACTGAGCGCGTCTTCCCTCACCGTGTCGGCATGACTGCCGCCGATCATCGCCCACTTATCGATCAGCGTTCCCATCGCCGTTGTGATCTGGCTGAGATTTGCCGCCGCCAGCTTCTCCGGGTCGTTGAGCATTTCAAGCCCCTTGCCGATGAACGAGCACACAAGGTCTTTGTGGTCGTTCATGTACTCCATCACATCGGCGGTGTTCTCTTCCTTTTTTTGCTCACACTTTTCCACAATGTCGGCATTCGCCCGAACGAGGTTCTTAACGGTCGTTGCGGACACGCCGTTGATTTTCGCTGTGGCGCAATAGTTGTTCGTCTGCACATAGTCCGCCAGTATTTTCTTTTTCTGTCGGTCTGTCAGACGCGCAGCCATGTCATCACCTCGTCGCTCTCGCGCGCAAAATGTCGCTCTCTCTCTTTTCTTTTGGGAGATTATAGGGGGTAAGATAATACGGGGGTTGCAAGGGGGAGAAGAAGAAAGGGGGAACAAGGGGGTTTTTCTTTTCTCTCTCTGAGCTATGCGATGTAAACATTTTGCTTGCAACTGCTTACATTTGCTTTGCTTCTGCTTGCATTCCTTGCGTTAATTGCTGTCGTGCTGCGGTCTAATTTCATCCGCCCGTCACAGTCTATTACCGCTTTGATACGCCGATAAGCGTTGTCAAATTATTTTTGCTACCAGCCCCCACCCCTTGGCCTTACATAGCAGACTTTACCCGCCCCGAGGGCATACACTTGCGCTGAATCGCTCTTCCAACCAAGCCACAATGCATCGTCGAACTTTCAGGCGGGCGCTATGCCCATTGCCAAAGGCATCGGCTCTCCTCTTTTGGAGCGGCGAGACGGTATCGAGCCGCCACACGTCCACAATGTTGCCTATAGCCATTGCTTTCGCTTCTGCTTCTGCACGCCGCATATGTCCCCGCTGGGCCACATCGTTGAGAGGTGCGCGGGGTCCTGTGCCGCATGAGAGGTGCGACCTCTCGGCCCTGATCGTGGGCTGCATCGCGCGTGCGGCATGTTGCGGGGAACGGTGTGAAAAGATGAAAAGCACCGCGCCCCGCGATGGCGTAGGGGGTAAACGCCATAAATGAGAGAACCGCAAAGGCTTTTGCACCTCTGCGATTCTATTATCTCATAAGCAAATGGCTTTTTAAGGCCAACTTTTAATCATCGAGCAGCCCGTAGTTCCGTGCGACGCACTTAATGAAATCCGTATGCCATCGTCTCGCCGTCCGGTCGGAACAGTTGACCGCCATTGCCGCCCCTTCGAGCGTGTGGGTTTTGTCCCAGAACACGAGGCGAATAAATTTCAAGCGCTCTTCGCCGTCTTGCATTGACCTTGTTTCGCTCACCGCTTTTCGCACAGCGTTGTTTTCTAACAAAGCCACTCCATGCAACTCCTGCTCTCGATCTGGGTCGTAGCGACGGATAATGGCTTTTACATAGCCCCACCAACTATACCGAGGTTTACTCATGGCGTACCATCTTTCTCTTCACCCACGCCCACAGGTTACGCCACGGGTGGGCTTCTGCGTAATTGGCGCGCTGCTCGGCGTTGTATCGCCTGTTACGCATTACATTAAGGACCTCTTGCTTAAAAGCGCACTCATCGTTCGCCCGCCCAAGCGCCGCCTCGGTGTCAGCGAGCTTATTTCGCAGCGCATCTGCGTCCGCTTTCAGGCTCGCGATTACGTTCTCGCGGGTGATGGCCTCGCCGTTCATCTGGTCGATCTGCTCAGTCAGTGCTGCGTTCTTTCGCTGCATCGCCGCCTTTAGGTTCGCATACTCGGCAAGCAGATCGTTCTTCTCGTCAATGTAGTTTTTCAGCTTGACGATCTCTGCTTCCAGCGCCGCAGTCTTCTCCTGCGCTTCCTCCACCATCTTCGCCATCTGGTCTTTGGTGTACTTCTTGATGTTAATGCTCATGATTTGGCTCCTTTCATTCGTAGCTGTTCCTCGCGCCCTCTATCGCTCACGATGCTCACGACCTTGCAGTCGCCGTAGCGCTCAATATCCATGGCGATGCGCTCCTTTATGCCCTGCGCGTCAGCGGCGGGGACGTTGGCTTTAATCGTAATCGTCAGCATCATCGACCACCTTTATGCATGCGGCTTCCAGCAAGTCTTCAAGGGCACTGTCGCTGCTATCGCCGATATAATTCCCACAGTTATCGTAATACTGATACGCAGTGTACGGCCTCGCCTCGATTCCTGTGTATTCTTCCATCAGGCGGTAGAATTCTCTACTGCCTAAGATTGCCGCTTCTTCAAGTTCTCGTTTTTGGCTCTTAGTAATATGTTCGCCCACGCGTCATCCCTCCTTCGGCTCGCCGTAGCTGCAAAAGTCGCCCGGCGTGATCTCCATATCGCTGACTTCGCAGATCAGGAAACCGTTAGCGTTAACTGTCGCGTTAACAAGATACTTGCAGTCCTTGCACCGAGTAACGACCACGGCATCAACGGTGGGAGCGTTGCCTATGGCGTTATGGATAAGCCGCAAAGCCGTACCACCAGTCACGCTCCATTCCTCATCGGATTGCTCATAGGGTTTAAGGTGTCCAAGCACCCAATCAGCGTCAATCAACCTCACCGCTTGTCACCTCCGTCCATCTTCGCGCCACAATGCGGGCAAAATTCAAACACCTCTGCATCATCATCAGCATTTTTGTAAGGCTCGTTGTGCAGACACCGTGAGCAAATGCGGTCTCGTTTTCCTGCAACAGAGACCCATCGCCCATGCACCACCGGCACAACGTCAGCGGCTGGTATTCTGTAAAAGTCCTCCGCCAAATCGTTATAGGCGTCTGCGTAGATTCCGCTTTCTCCGCCAAACTCTTCAAACGCTTTTTGACATTCTTCCGATTGCTCGCGGATATAAGCGATTGCCGCCTTGCGGCTTATGTATTCATCCATTGGTAGCCCTCCTGTTCCATGCTTCGATTGCTTTTTCTTCCAGAGCTTTGTCCGTCGCAGAAGGGGCATGGTTTTAATTCAAACATCTTTCGTCACCTCCACATAACACCAGCTCTGCGGTGGGCGGTGAAGATATAGCCGCCCGTCCGTGTTGCAGTCCGTTTCGTCGCCATCTCCGCAAACATTTTCGCAAGACCAACAGTTTGGGCTAAGCTCCGAGTATTCCAGACAGTCTCGCCAAAACTCCCCCAGCTTTTTCGGTGCATCGTAGATTTTCAGGTTGGAGATATGCCAGCCGTAAAGCGGTATTCCGTGCCCATAATCCCATAGAGCTTCATTTTCAAGACAAGTCTGCAATACATAATCATCGTCAATGTCGTAGATGCCATACGGTTCGTTTGCCGGGGCAAGTCTATCTATGCGGTCACAGGTAAACTCCCCGATGACCTTGCCGCCGCCGTAAAACTGTGGCCTTGGATAGTCCGTCGCAATGAAGTCCTCGTGCGGATATTTTGGCAGTGTGCAGTAGATATAGCACTTAAACGGCGTGTCCATCTTCGGGCGCGTCTTGCGCACTTCAATCGTCTTATTGCCGTTGACGATCTTCTCGCACCACTTCGGGCGGATACTCAGCATGACAGCCTTACTCATCCTTCATCGCCTCCAATGCCTTCTCCGCCTCCTCGCGGGTGAGGAATACGGTCTTGCCGAAGCCCTTTATCGATACTCCGTATTCCCTTCCGCGAGCGCCTATTGGCTCGATGCCAACAAAGCCAATCTCATTACCCAACCCGATCTGCTTAACCTCGCACTCGCTTATATGCTTGTCCGTGTCCAGTAAGGCAAACACCCGCTGGCCCACCTTGCACGGCATCACCACCAGCCGCCCGTCCTTGTCAGCCTCGGCAAGCTCGCGCAGACGGTCATCCAGCAGCCAGTTTTTCACATACTCTCAACTGCAATTATAAT